CCTGCCCCTTGCATATTGTCCGCAAGGTTCCCGACAGCATCGGCGGTCTCTTGTATTCCACCTCCAACTTGTGACTTCTTACCCGTCAAGAGCTCAGTAAGAGCCCTAAATGCGTTCCCGACAGTCAAAAGCTTACTTAGTAGGAAGTTAAGAACTTGAATCACAGGCGTGAACAGATTGATGAGTCCTTGTCCAACGGATGCCATGAACGATTGGAATTGCAACTTCATGATTCGCACTTGGTTCGCCCATGAATCGCTCGTCCTTGCGAAGTCACCACTTGCAAGAGCTAGCTGACTTTGAACGAATGCGAATCTTAGAGCCACTTTCTCCGCCTCAGACATCTCAGCGGTGGTCTTCCCAAATCCATTCGCCATCGCATACGCATCGAGGGCTGTTTGTGTCATTACGACCCCTAAGTCCTTCAATGTTTCGGTCTCACCTGTGAATACAGATTTCAATTTCGTGTACGCCTCGTCTTGGCTTACGTTGTAGAATGATGCTACATCCCCCGCCAAGCTCGTCAACGCTGTGGACATCTCATAGGCTTGTTCTTCACTAAATCCAAAAGCCTTGGACATTGCTCCAAAAGTACCCGTGTAGCGTTTAGCCATCGTCTCAGACAATCCCGATGCGTACATTGCCGATTTTGCGAATTCGTCAACTTGCTTCGACATCTTCGGGAATGCCACATCGACCACGTTTTGAACCTCGTTCAAGTCGGACCCGAGCTTGATTGCCTCAGAGCCGAAGTCGATGAGCTTCTTAACCGCAAACGCACCAGCGAGGACTTTCGCAAATCCCATGACTTTTTGTTGGATTCCATTCAATTGATTCGTGAACCCTTGTTGATTCACCACCAATCCCAATTCAACATCGCCGATTTTAGTTGCCATTTGTCCACCTCCTTCTTACTACCATTCAGAAAAGGCTTGTTGAAGTTCCTTGAGAACCGCATCAAGCTCTTCTTGTGTTCGTTGTTTTGCTCGTTTATTTCGCCACTCATCCCGAATTCTGTGTTGTCCCGGTGAGAACGATTCGAGCATTTTTGGGTCGTCCTCGCTTCGAATTTGGATAATTCGTCCGAGAGGAGTCTCCGATGAAAGTCCAGAGACTAGAGCTCTGAATTCTTTCCATTTCATGTCTTTAAAATCATAAGAATAGAATGAGATGCCATATTGCGTTCTAAAAGACGAGACCATCAAGTCCCAATCCTCAAAAATGTCGTAATATGGCTCACCTATTCCCCCGCTTCTTGGTCTCCTACAATCAAATTGATTGCCTCACGAATGAGAGCCATCCAACTCTTGAGATTTAAGCTTAATTTTTCAATTTTTGCACGGTCTTGTTCGCTGAACATGATTTCATATAGATTCTTCATTTGGGCAACAGTCGGATCCCCATCCACCCCACTCATCACTTCCATGAGCTTGAGTGCTGTTGGAGCTGAATCATCTACTTCGATGGTTACGTTCTTGATTTTGATTTTTGGTTTTGATTCAAAATTTAATTGTTCTGTGATGTCGATAATCTTACCCATTATTCAAATACCTCGCTTTTCATTGTTGTGAATACTTCTGTCGTTTTTGTTTCTTCTACTTCACCGATAAGTGGAACACCAATTCGATTGTGTTCGGTCGTCAATTCGTGGATCCGTTCATCCGTCATTCCTGTCGTATCGAATTCATCATCGACTTTGTATTCCTTGCGAGTTTCCGCATCGATGAAGTTGATTAGTGCTTTATGCATTAGTTTTCCTCCTTGCCAAATAAAAAAGAGGGGCGATGTTCACCCCTCCACTTGTTTTCGTGATTCTTAGCCTGCCGCTGTATATTCTGGTTTACCATTTGACATAATGTCGAATGATAATGGTGCAGCCGCTGTGCTATCACCAGACATGAAGTCTTTGATGTTGATGACCGCTTCTTTGAATACTAATTTGGATCCGTCTGGGAATGTCCATTGGAAGTCTTTTTCAGCATCACGACCATTCTTCAATGCGATAGCAGCGATTGCATCGTTCCCAGTATCACCGATGTGTCGTTTACCCGATACTGAGATTGTGACTGATTTAGCTGTCATCAAGCGGCGTTTCCATCCTTTATGTTCGAATGGAGACCATTCTTCGACACCATTGTCGAAAGATACTGAGAAGCTTTCAAGCTCCTTGATTTCTGTCCAAGTTGGAACGTCTTTCGTTCCTGTGTTCACTTGGAATTGGTTTTCATAGACTGGGAATACCCCTGTTCTTTTTTCTACCATTTTTATTCCTCACTTTCTTGTTCTAATCTGTAATAGATATCTAATTCGATGACACGTTCGTACACGTTATTGTCATCAGTTCCCACATCAATGGGCTCGTTCGATAAGAGTCGAATCATTTGGATTGGAGTATCACCAATCACCACATTCTCAGCCTTTAGGATTTGGTTGAAGAGGTAGTTCGCTCGCTTTTCAGTTTCGTTCGCATTTTGATTGTGATGAATCAAGATGCTGACCGATTTCACATCATAACTTGCCAAATTCCTCCCACCAATAGCGATTCGTGGTTCGACATTCGTCTTGCGTTGATAGACTCCAATGCTATACATTTTCTTATTATCGAGCTTCCCGATGTAGTAATTTTGAGCTGCGTGATAGGATTCCAACCAATCTCGCACTTCTGCCAATGTTATCATCTTTACACCCCCGATATTTTCTTGTATAAAGCAGCATAAGCCTTCTTGATGTCCTCTTTTTTCGAACCTTCAACCCAATCATCCATCCACTTGCCTCGAGCGTGTGGATTCGTGCTCGTGTTGAAGTTGTATTCGGGATGAAAGTATAATCTTCGAGCGTATGGAGTGGAGTGTGTCAAAGATACTCGACCACCACTCGAACCCGAGTAATCGACCGAGAACGCCTCACCTTGCAATGTACCGTCTCTAAACGGGACCACTTGGGCGTTGACTATCTCGGTGTGTAAATACTCGCCAGTTTGTTCCAACGCTTGAATTTGAGCCTTCTTGAGCCTTCCAATGACTCCGAAGTCGAACTTCACTCGACTGTTTGCATGAATCATCGTCCATCACTCCAATCCGAGATACGTGTAATTCACAGAACCGTTCGGATTTCGTGATTTTCGTGTGTCAGCAATCTTTCGCTCTACTCCATGAATATTTACACTCCCGCCACTCAAAGTCGCTAAATTGGGGGCAATATCACCCGTAAACAACGCCGACCCCGTGAGCTTCACAATTTTCTGTTGATCCGTGAGCACAGTCACGACTTTGTCTTGGTAGTTGCAAAACAAATCGGCTTCAAATGCCTTGATAGGCTCGCCATCTTTCGACACACCTTCACTTTGCACAGTCACATGGATTGGAGTCTTGCAAAATTGTGGAAGAACTAAACTTGGAAAATGCATCAAATCACCTTCCTTGTTAGTCCGCTTTGATTCAACAACTCGAATGTACTTCGCTTCATTGCGATTCCATTCATTGTGACTACATTCCAAGAATCGCCGAAGTTCATCGACACTCCATTGATTGAGTACGATGATAGAGCGGTCTCGATTAAGTCTTTGTTTTCAATCATGAAGTCAGCCATTTGGCAACACACCTCACGAATCACCGATTGTTGGAATGGAGTGAGATTATCAAACCCCATCCCCACAATACGATTAAATGTTAGTGTGTCTATATGCTGACTAGCTGTTTTTAAGATACGATTGAGTTGATCTGGAGTGTGAGTTCCAAGATATTCGTTCTTGTAGAACTTTTCATCAGCATATATCATGGCTATTTACCTTTACCCTTCGATGTCAACTCTTCGATTTCAGCTTTTAACTTTTCGATTTCATCAAGAGCCTTGTTGTATAAAACTCCACTTACTGTTTCACGAATCCCACGTTTGTAAAGCACATGAGAAGAATCAAAAATATCGAATCCTTGTTTTTGATAGTATTCAACCTCTAATTCTGTGATTGTATACACTTTGTTATCTTTTTCAGCTGTGTACATTCAATAGCCTCCTTGGTTACGCTTGAGCGTTAATGAAGATACCTTTCGCACGATTCTTGATAAGGAATGCATCCATATAGAAGCGTGATTGTAATAAATATTTGTCAGCCGTACGAGAATCGTGACCCGGTGTAAATACATTGATGTATGAATATTTGTCACGAGCTGCAATTGCTGATGGGTGAACTAGAATGAAGTTGATTTGTTTAGCATCGCTTGCAGCAACACATCCGTCTGTAAAATCGTATTTTGTTTTCATACGAGCAGAAGGAACAGGTTTAATAATTACATCATCTAAATCATGAACTACTCGGTTGATTGAACCGTCATTTTTACCAGTAACATCAATTGAACGTTGGATGCCTTTAGCTTGTTTCAATAATCTACGTGTTTTAGGAGTTGCGTATAAGATACGACCTTCTGTAGGAACACTAGCCTCGTCCATTTTTTCCATAGCTTCATCAAACATTTCTAAAATGTTTTCAACGGTTACTTCAACAGTAGAAATCGTCGCTCCACTTGTCGCATGCGTTTCAGCCTCTTTGTAAAGTTTAGAATATACATAGCTATCTTTTTCTGGAATTGCTTGTTCTTCCTCTAATGTGTTTTGTACGTTACCAATCGAAACTACTCGATTAGTTTCATCTACATCCATAGGGTCAATTCCAAACTCGATATCACGGTCGTGTTCAAGTTTTAATGGAATCCAATCATTTGTCACTTCACCAGAGTTGAATCCAATGCTTTTTCGATTGTGGTCTTTGTATCCAGAAACTGTGATGCTTGGTAATTTGATTGTTTGTGCGTCAATGAATTTAATTTGTGGATTCGATTTAAATAAATCGTATGATGTTAATTCCTTAGCGTATTTTTGTTCAATAATTGGGCTGAACTGTTCAGCATAGTTATAAACTGTCATTTATATTCCTCTTTTCTATTTGTTATTTAAAGACACCGAACACTTTTGAAAGTTCGTCATTCGTTGTCGATTGTTTTGCTGTCCCCGTGGATCCGACTTGTGTGAATCCTGTTGATGCTGTTGCTTCTGGTTTAAAAGCTGGAACGTCTTCCAATACTTTTGCGATTACAGCTTCATAGTCTTCATTCTTAGAATCCAACGTGAGATTGGTTGAGTCTGCCAACTTCAAAACGTATGGCAACACGTTCGAGCCAACTCCTTGCTTCATTGCTGCAAGTTGCAAGTTGCTCTCAATCTTTGTTTGAAGGGCTTGAGCTTGAGCCACTCGAAGCTCTTCTTGAAGGTTTGCCACATCTGGTTGGGCGGAGGCTTTTTGACTTTTAAAGCTTGAGATAGCTTGAGCCATCTCTTCCCCTGTCAAGCCTTGATTCTTGAAATAGTTCTTCAAGACCGTGTCCTCAGCGACCTTTTGCTTGCCTTCCACAATGCTCGCAATCTTCTCATAATCAATCTCTAGAGTACTCTGAGCGGGATTGTTTGAGCTTGCTTGCGGATCCTGTGTTGTTGATGTCCCAGCGTTTGCCGATTCATCAAAGAAAAATAGTTTGCGTTTGAACATTTTCATGTCCCTCCTTCTCAGTTTTTAGGGTGTCTCCCTGTATTCAGTTTTGTGCTCAGGTGTCTCCTCGTAGTTTCAAGTCTTCGGACATACCAAAAAGAGCCACCCTCCGGATGGGTGACTCTCAATGGGTTTATTTATTTAATTTTGGGTATTAAAAAAGCACTTAGCTTTCGCTAGGTGCGTTTTTTTGTTCCTTTTGTTCTTTGTTTTCTTCTTCCTTGCATTTTTCATAGAGTTCTTTAAACAACTCTTTTGGGTCTCGTTTATTGTCATCGTTTAACACAAAATAGTCCAAATTCCACACCTACCTTATTTTAAATCTTATACCGTAATTATACATGATTCTACTCATGTTATCAATATTTTTTGATACATCATTCGCAAAATCCAACCTAAATAAGGCTTTGTTTACTTCCTTAGCATCGATAGATTTTGTTTTAGTCAAATACATGACTTTTCCTTGATTCGTTACAATAGTTAAACTTCTAACCGAACCAGTATTCACAAAGAAAGCAATATCATCAAACGAGAATGTTGAACCTTTCGGATGATTATGTAACACATCTAAACTTCTTTCAGGAGACAGCTTTAAGAGTAACCCCGTTTCATGAGATTTTGCAAAGTCAACTGAATTCTCTGTCCCGTATACTTTAGACACTCCATTCTTTGAAAGAATATAAGCCACTTCATTCGAATGGTTGTTTTTCATTGCATCTTCTAACAATTGCTTATGCATTAGTTGAATGTTTCTGTTTTCAACATCGCTCAATGCTGGAATATTGACAAGCGGTACTTTTTCAATGGCTTGTGGTGTGATATTTACTTTTAAATCATGTTTTCTTGCTTGTTTTAAAACATCTTTCAACTCGAGTCCATGAG